AACTCCTGTGCCGGTGCACTTGCACCGCCGAACATACCACCAAGTGAACTTAATCCACCTGAAAGCAAAAGATTTGCAGCTCCGCCAATAATACCACCGGTTAAGAAACCAGCTCCGACACTTGCAATAGGTGCATACTGTGGTGCAACTCTACTGACAACGACAGAAGCTAATGTTCCGGCACCAATGCCTTTAACGACTTCGCCTATCATACCTGTTTTCAATGAACTTCCAATACCTTTAGTGCCACGTCTTGCAGAACGAGTATATTTTCTACGTCTTGAAACCATTGTTTTTCTTTTGGTTGTTGTTCTTTTTAAGGGTGTTGCTTTTCGTCTCTTAATTGTTGCTTTTCGTCTTGTTTTCGGTGCTTTTCGTTTGGATTCTGCTTTTTTTCGACCTAATGCCATTCTTTTTAAAAATGCGGTTTTCTTAGCTCCTTTTAGTTTCATTTTATGAAGTCACCGGATAATCTGGGTTTGAATAATTACCATAAGGGTTTCCCGTTGCAATACCGCCAAAGGTCGACAAGTTGCCTACTGTATCAAAAGTTGGTATTCCATATTTTGCAGAAAGTTCAGTTTGTGCTTTTAGGGTTGTATCAGATAAACCAACACGACCGGTATTAATTCCACCGCTGCCATTAATTACAAAGTCTAAAGGTTGGACACCGTAAGCATTTACTAATTCATTAGTTCTTAAATTAATTGTGCCGCCTAAATTATGAGCTTCTAAAAATCCCGCAAAAGTTAAGCCGCCTTTTTGCTGTGCTGTTAAAGCTTCTTGTGTTTGTTCTTGTGGAATTTGTGTTACATATTCCCCGAGTGCTTCTTGCTCTACGATTCTTGCAGTTCTGTTTGGTGCGTTTGATTCAGGTGTTGTAATTAAATTTCCAAATCTGTTTAATCCTTGTGTAATGCCGGTTCCAAAATCTCCGATTCCTGAACCAATAGCAGAACCAATGCCACCAAGACCGCCATATTTTAAATAAATTATTCCTGCAATTCCTAAAACTCCCAAAGTTGCAATATTACCAAGTGAAACCATGTTATACGATAATCGTATTACAATTTAACCATATCGGCTTAAACTGCCGAATCTAGTTTGATATTCATCTTGTAATCGGTCAATTTCGCCATGTTGCCTTAAAACTAATTGACTAGCAGCTTGAATGTTTTCTTGTGCTTTTTCATATCTTGCAGCGGCTTGAATCATGGAACCGGATTCACCGCCTATATGCAAATCAGGAAAAATTGAAGCACCAAAAGGCAAACCAACTCTAGCATTATAATTAATCATTGAATTAAATTTAGATAGCAATCCTTGTGCACTCCAATTTCCAGATAATAATTTAGCAACATTACCGGATAAATTTGGAGCTTGTACTTTTTGTTGTTGTGATATGAAAGATTGTGTTTTTCCTAATTCGTTTTGTATTTTAGAAATGTCTAGATCAGAGAGATTTTTTTCATAATCTAAAATAGATTGAGCAATACCTAAATTACTTTTTTTAACTGATTGTAGAGTTTCGATATTGGTGTCGAGTTTTTGTATTGCTGCAGCTTGTGCGTTATCAATATTCGTATAATATGGATTGACAACAGGTAATGCAAAAGATGTTTTTTTCTTAGAGAGTACAACAGAAAGAACCGCACCGATAACAAGCGGAATAATGAAATCATTTAGTTTAACCATCTTCTACAAAATAAGCACTTGTCAATTTTAAAGGTGTCGCCATTCCATATTATACCAAAACCGGCATAACAAGCGGTGCAGTATTTACCCTTATACTGACATTGTATCGATATCGGGTGTTGCATTGTCTTTTGTTTTTCCTTTACTTACAAATTTTTCAATTAACTCTTTAACTTTATCAGGATTTTCAGTAACTAATTTTTCTACATATTTCATAGTGCTAGGGTTTTGTAAAAGGGGTTGAATGTTCTTTGGTAACATTGGTGCGAATTGTGAAATTAATGCACCGATATTACCTAAAGGGTTTTCACTATCATAATCATCTTTTGATATTGTTACGCCTTGTTTCATCTTGTTTAATTTTCCTGTAAGTTTTTTGTTATCTTTTTCCAAGTTATCAATATATTCTAAATATCTATTTTTTAATTTTCCATGTATCTCATTGGAACCAAATACGTTTCTAGTAATTACTATACCGCAAACACCGGCTGCAACAACTGAAACTAGTATAATATATTCAATCATAATCTTTTTCCATAAATTCTATTCCGTCTAACTTAACACCACATGTTTGACAAATAATTTTATCATCTTTACCTGTTAAACCATAAGCTTTATCAAAATATTCATTGCATTCTATACAATTAACCATACTGTTAATACTATCCATACTGTTAAAACTGTTTTGTTCTCCCCTTTCTTTCCCCCTGCACCCCCTATCTATCCCCTTTTTTCACTTTACACCGCTAAGTTTATTTTTGCTACTGTGGTGACACTTTCTATCCTTTAGTGATACCGTTCGGGAAGTGGATAAGGGGGAACGGTTGAAAGGGGTTGGGGAACCCCTAAACGCTGAAAATTTAATAAAGCGGTTAGGGGCGGAAACTCGAATAAATTTATAATGTGTACGTGTGTAACTGTATGTATGCCAACACAAAAACAACGTCAAGAACGTCTACAAGTTCTTAGCGAAAAATGGAAAATAAATAAAGAAAACGGTTGTAGTGAAGTCCTAAACCGTAAATTATGTGATGACATGATGAAGCAAGTTTGGTTTTTAGGTCATCAAACCAGAGAAGATTATTTGGAAATTGTTTCATCATTAGAATTTAGAGAAACAGAAATTGAATAAATGGAAAAAATGGATATGGTCAACGTGTCCAGAATGCGACGAGCCAATAACTGCAGCATATCAAGTAAGGTGTAGTTATTGCAAAGTTCTATTTGATTGGTCAGATTTAGAAGATTAATCTTATAGGTCTAGGGCATACGCCCATACCCCCCCTTTATTTCCGGTCTAGTCGTCCGCATAACTTGGCTAATTTCATTCTAGTTTCGATAGCAAATGCTAGAACAAAGAATAGTAATGCCGGTGTCAAGTATTCAATCATGATTACTTGTTAGCATTATGCACTTTTAGCATGGCTATGGTGCTTATTGGCACTATGATAGCTGCTAATAATACGCCTAATGTTGATAATTCGCTTTCCATCAAATCACCACCGTTATTTTACTTGAATACCTGTAAAACTTGCTATTAGACCAGCTTGGGTGGTTATCCAAATAGAATTAGTTATCCATATTTTAGAATTCCAATTTGCAGTAGCTGCAGTTGTCCCCGTTCCAGTTTCTCCAATAGTATTAGTTATTACTCCATCAGTTAGATAAATAGCTCCAACATTCCAAGAAGTAATAGAAGTTACTATAACTTCAACACCGGCTGCAGGAGTGAAAGTTAATGCAGCTGCAGATAATCCATTAACTACATCACCAATAGCCATTAGGAAAACCACCCAATTACATCTTGATATTTATCTCCACGGACTAAAGTAATCTCTTTTACAATTCTAGTTTGTTTCTTTGTTACCTTTCCGTTTTTATCAATAACATCATCATTAACTGTAAAGTCTTTTTGTGGGACACTTTGCCAACACTCCATGAATTTACAATGCTTGCATTCGCTTAACGGGTAAGTATGTTCAATATCTCCCTTTATGCAACAACATTTGATATTCTCCCACAATGCCTTTTTCTTTAATCCGTTGATTTTCAAATTCAGGCTCCTACGATTATTCTAGTGTACAAATTAGACGTATCTAATTGTGTTAAAGTTGCAGATAAAGCACCGCCATCACCGGATAAAGAACTGTTATGAGTATGTGCAGCTACTGTACTAGATCCTCCACTTCCACCGCCGCCGAAACTCATTAGACTACTACCTCAATTTCTGGGGCATTTCTTTCAGCCGGTAACACTTGTGCTTCTACTAAAGTAGTTCCTGCAGCTCCTGCAATTATAGTAAGATAATTAACAACTGTTCCGTCAAGTGTTGCAAAGTTGGAAGCGGCTAAATTTTGAAATTGACCATTCAAATTATAATCATAACTTGCGGCATTTGCTGAATCGTTATTACTTATTTTAATTGACACTGCTCTACCCATGAATTGGTCGGGAAATGATATTCCGGTTGTAACACCTGCAGCACAAATAACTCTTACAGGATAAAGTAGGGGTAATGTGCTGATATTTGGTTGATTAGATAAGGAAAAAGTCAACTGATAAACCTCAGTTTAGGGGACTTGCATATCTTGCAAGGATTGTAGGACTTGCAACTACACCGGCAGTTTGTGTAACTTGCCATTGATAAGAACCACTAGACATACTAACGGGTCCTATTGGAACTCTACCTGCAGTAGTTGGACTAATGGCAGAACTAAAAGCCCTAACAGAAGTTGCATTACCGTTCTTTACCAAAGTAAAGGTGTAAAGTTGTGTTGCTGCTAAATCCGGATTCATTACAACGTCTTGTAAAACGTTTGGTGTTAAAGTTAAGAAGTTATTTTGCAGGGTTTGATTGTCTTGCATAAACACAGGTGCATTTAATGCCGCTACTGTGCCGGTATAAGTTCTTTGTACAGGTAGTGCCATTTTAAACACCAAACTCCTGTGCCGGTGCACTTGCACCGCCGAACATACCACCAAGTGAACTTAATCCACCTGAAAGCAAAAGATTTGCAGCTCCGCCAATAATACCACCGGTTAAGAAACCAGCTCCGACACTTGCAA